CAGGCTGAGTTTTGCTTGGCTTGGCCTGCTGCCCCACAACCTGCGGGTGATCACACCTGACTGCGATACCTGTGTTTTGGTCGGCCATGTCGGAGCAACAAAGCTCCGACTTGTTGGCTGAACTGTCGGGAACGTAGTTGCCATCAGTCTTGAATGCTCCAGTTGCCAGCGGTATCGAAGCCATCGGCAAGCTCAAGAATGTCTGAGCTGTTGGTTGGCATATGTACTGCTTCAATTGTAAACGTGCCCTCTTCAGTTGGCGTTATGCGCTCAATCTGATAAGTGCGGACCTGCGTGCTCGGCAACTTAACCGTGAATACAACTCCTGTAGGTGTTGCTGTCTTGCCACTGTTGCTAACAGCTAGCGTGGTGTCCGCTGGTGTTGTATCGGCGTCACCGTTCCAAGCGATTACGGTATAGGAACCATCAGCTAATGATTTTGTACTGACTAGTGCCCCTTCGGGTGTGACAACACCGTTGTTGAACTCATCGTATTCAGTAGCGTCCATGCCTACCTTGATGTAATCGCCCGGTGCCATTGCCATCAAAACGCCTTCATGCGTTGTGGTGAAAGTCACCGTATGAGTTGGGATTCTCCTCATGCGAATAACGAATTTGGCCGCATCAATGGCATGTTGTCGGCTGGTGCAATAGTCAGACATATCAATGGTTTCTAGAGATACTGTCTCGCTCGCTGATGATTCACGCACCAACACTTCGCGAACGGTTGGGAACATCCCTGGGTTATCCAGATTTGTGCTGGCACGCTCCTCGCGATAGCGCACAGACACTTGAATAGGGTCACGCTCTTCAGGGTCGAAATATTGAAGCTTGAAGCTATTTTCGACAATGTTGCCTGCAGTAAATAGGCCCGTAATAGCAACAGCATCGAATTGCAGGGCTGGACGCAGGAAGAACTTGCCGTCAGACTCGCCAAATATCAACAGGTGCGTTGCTGCAACATCAGCGCACCATTGACGAATGTTGATTTTATCAGCAATCACGCCATCAAAGAAGTATTTGCGTGAATAGCACCAGTCGGCTGCAGCTGTGAACTCAGTAAAGTTCACCATGTCGTCAGTAATTAAATCGCCTCTCCCGTAGGTGCTGTTGGTCATTAAGTCCAACACAATGTCTGGGAGTAAATGCGTTGCTCCAACGGCCAAGCTGCTACGCAGTTGACGGCAGGTTTTACCGCCTGTCACATAGCAACTAAATTGGCTGAATTGTTGCCACTCAACCGAAGAGCTGATGTTGACACCAATTAAAGAAAGATTGTCGTAATTAGGCGCTGTTGAGTTTGTAACTATTTCGTTCACATAAGTCACTTCGTGCTCTGGCGCTGTGGCCGAAGAAATAACCTCATCGAAAATGAATGATTCAGCAAGCTTCCCCCACGTATCAATTAGCGACCTGTCTCCATTGGAGTAATCAGCATCACTTAAGGGATAGTTGAAGGGCTCAGACTCCGTATCAAGGCTTGTGCTCCTCCTACCCACAGAAATCGCAAAAGTGTCCGCCGTTCCTGGCACTGACGTTCCGTTGAATCGAAGCGTCAATCCAGAATCTGTGATCACTTGCGCTGGCAGGCCAGCCTCCAGCACGTAGAGCTGGCTAGCGGATCGATACTCTCGAACCTCCCAACCCGAAAGTGGCTCTAGCTGAAATTCCCACGTCTTAGCATTACTGCCAAAATAAATTTGCAGATAGTTGAAAATGTTTTCCGATGTCGAACCTCTCATCCCGTAGCTGTACTGAAGCTCAGTGAATGAGCTAGCGCCAGCTTCGCGATAATAGATCTTGAAGAATGAGTATCTTTCAACCTGAGTCGAAACCGTATTTGACCTGTAATTGTTTGTATAAAGAGATGTCCCTTCGTCAAGAATGTTGCCCTTGAAATCAAGGCAGGCTTTGTTGTCACAAAATTTGTTATTTTTCAGCGTGTTGAATGCTGCAATGCCGTTGACGCGAATTCCCAGCCTTGAGCGAATTCCGATCTCAACCGCATTGCATGGGCGAGATGTCGAGAACGCTGCGATGGCACAACGCATAATGTGCCCATCGGTTGTTGCTGTGTTGCGTGGTGGTGGCGGATCGGACTCGTACCAATCGTCACCATCAAGCTCGATGTTGGCTTGAGTGTTTGTTTGAACAGCGCCCGTGCGAACAGTCGTGAACGTGGCGGTGACATTCTGAGGGGTCGCGTCATCCGCTGTTGAGGCAAATGGCGCTGCTGTCCTAGAAGTGCATACAGCTAATCCGCTGCCGATTTTATAAAGCTCTCCCAAAACAATTGAATTGTCCCAACTTTTTTGACGACCAGCGATAGAAGACGCAACATCTTCGCAAGTCTCGGCAAAAATATCTTTCAAGCTAATGTACGAAACAAGAGTGTAATAATTTGCTGTATCGTTGGCTGGTACTCGGCTCCACTGATAAGTGACATCCAAGGCGTCTTGGCTTATCACTTTATCTGTATTCTGAAGGCCGCCGTTTAGTGACGCACTAGTAAGAACAGTTGTCCCCTCAATAGTCGTCGTGCTGGTTGATATGGAGAAGTTTTCACTTACCGGGGTCGTGGATAGCTCAATTGCGCTATCAGATGTTGCCGTAAGTTGATGAGTTTGAGTTACCGTAATATCATCTTCAGGGTCATCAGCCACTAAGTCATTGGTAAGCGTAACTTTAAACTTAGAAGCTTTTAATAGCTGAATTTCCGCCAAGCTCATGGCAGGGCTAGTTGTATTAAACTCAACTTTGACCGCAATAGCCGCAATGTCCTCCTCTTTAGCGTTTGCATTATCTAAGTTGTCGCTGTAGGCCACATATCCCCAGTCATTCGCTCCCCCCGGCGTAACGCCTGGGCCTTCGCTTATCTCTTTGATTGTTGCCGTAAATCTGTTCAGCAAAGACTGCTCAAGGCCAGCGGTACTTGTTGAGTTTCGATTGTTTGTGTCGTTGTATTTTACTTTAACCTTTCCTTGCCCGCCTGCGCTTGTATCTTCCAGGTCAACTGTTGTTCCAGCAGTGTCAACTTTGAGTTCAACAGATACAGTCCAATCGCTGATCGTGAAAATATCACGAATAGCTCTACTGAAGGCAGTATTTTTATCACTGCTCGTATAAAGATTGTACGTGGTCTGACCGCCTATCGTGCCCATATTCTGGGATGTGATTCCGCTTCTGGAGCTATAAACAACTTGCTGCTTGCGTCGAATCGCCCACCTTGATTCATCGGTGATGCACTTCACTTTCGTCTCTCCGTCTTTCTTGTAGGGCACAAGCTGGGGCCTGACAATTGGCTCGAATGTTGGGTTAATTCGATAAGAAAAATCGTTGCCACAAAATCCATACAATCCAAAAACAGTTTGGTTTGCAGGCTTCTCCGCTGCGCAGAAATCTGATGTCAAACTGTTGCCAACTTGGACGGCATAAACATTGCTCGAACTCGCATTGCCGGGATCTTCGCTGGCCTGCCTCCCATAGATTTGATCACTCGATTGAATTCGAGTGGTGAGCCCACTGTCGTAACGTCCATAAGCCGTCATCCGACTCCCGATTGGATTAGCTGTCGATCCGAAGTCGTAAGAGATCAGCGTATTGCCGCCAGAAGCAAAATTCTGAGGCTCGATTTCTGCAATCGGCCCTTCACCTACCAGGAAAATCGCCCTCAGCATCTGCGATCCACCGAGGCTGTAAATCTGAGACCAGAGCAGCTGAGTGGCAACGCGAACGCCACCATAAGGAGCGCCTGAAATCGTCTCTTTATTGGCGTAGACCAGCGGGATCGTTGATCCCAGCGTTGAAATCTCCTGAGTGGCGTTGAACCCGTAACGTGGAGCAAATCGCTGGTTCAGAGTGGCTCGCTGTCCTCCGAAATCACTGGACCTGATTTCTGGGGCTCTGCCTGGTGCATCCTGGTCAAAACGCGGCTTCGGTCTTAGCAGTGTTGAAACAACTGTTAGTCCAATGCCAATCACTAAATTAACGATTCCAATAATTGCAGCAGTTTCAAGCCCAGCCACTACGGCAGGTTCAGGAGCTTCTGCGCTGCGCTTTCGTACCTCAGACTTAAACCAGGAATACTCCTCATCCGTTAACCCCAGCATTGAGGCAAGATATTTATCAGACGGGAGTAAATTTCTCATTTCACAAATCGACGATACTGGGATTCTCGCATGGCTCGTGGTGGTAACCAACACACGCCACGCTTGTGGTGGACAACTAGAACCCCGTTCTCTACTACGATACCGACGCCAAGACCGTTTGCGCCATTTTTAAACATGCAAACTGCATACTCTTCCATTTCTGGCAATACCTCTGTTGCTGCGTTCCATAGCGCCTGCAATTCTTCCCATTTACCAGCAGTTGCTAATTCCATCCACCGGTAATCAAATGGCGGGTGATAAACACCAACTGAATCCAATATCGCCCAGACCATGACCACACAATCAGCGCCCCGACCGTGCTTCGGATGCTCCCCAAATACGTGAGGCAGGCCAACCCAGGGCTTCCAATCAATCATCAGCTAACTACCAGCGAACCAGATGTTGGTAACGCCCCAACAATTTTGGTATTCAAAACACGCCTTGGAACGTCTGACGCAACAGCATCCAGCGGTGACGTTAATTTCAACAGCACCTTTTCTGTATCCATGTCGTAACTCGCGACACGCCATAGCTCAGATCGAATCAGTGCAACATCACTAAAGTTCGTCACATCGAGGCTGACAGTTTTCAAGTCCAATAACCAGCGACTTTGAACGGCCTCGGCAAAAATGTTCACGCTGATTTCGTTAGTCGCAGCGCCTAGTACTGCTTCGGATCGATCGCCGCCTTTGCTGCCAGCGCCGGTTGAGACGGCGAACGGCAGGAAGTTGTACGTCACTCCAGCGTATGCCCTAGTGACGTTGACGGAGAAGTTCTGATAGGCGTAAACGGTTGGTGTGGACGAGTCCTGCATAAACCGCGCATAGTTGACAAAGGCAAATGCGCTCATTAGCTAAGTCCTACTTTTTTTCTTGTTTTAACACTACCCTGTAGCGCCGAGAGTGTTAGTGATCTGCCGCGTTCTGCTGCTTGCGCCATGCCCTGACGATGCTGTTCTACCGTAACGTATTCAACATTATTGATTACCGTTGATTCATACCTCACATCAATTGGATCTGGATTTGACAGCATCATTTCGGTCATGCGTTCTGTTTCGCGGGTGCTGTTGGTGATCATTGTGTTTCGCTGCGTGTTCAGCTGCTGACGGGTAGCCTCGGTGCTGCGCATTGCAGAACCTTGTTGCGCTAGCTGCTGACGGGTGGCGCTATTCGATAGCACCATGCCACTACTGGACGGAACCATCAACTCAGGCCCACGTTCTCCGACGATGTAAGGCGTGTTTGCGCTGACTGGGCCGCCGTTGGCCCTGTAGCCGATTCCTAGATTTGGAGAATTTATGAAGTCAATGCCCCCAGAGATCCCAGAATCAGCGCCATAAATATTTCCAAAACCCGCAAGGTTGAAGCCTGAGCCACCTCCACTACCGGGCAGGACTTTAGCAATACTATTTAGAATTGAAATCGTAATCATTTTTGCAATAATCTGTCCAGCCATGTCTAGGAAATAGCTGCCCACTGATTGAAAGAAATCAGCCAAAGCCTCTTTTGCGCTCTTTGATCCGCTAATTGCATCTGTAAAGGACTGAGAAAAAGCGGTGCCAATTGTTTTAGCGGCTCCGATAACTTGATTGACGGGATCAACTAATTCTTTCAAGGAATCTTTGAGCGCATTAATTTCTACTGATATTTTGCTTGGGTTTAAGATACTTTCAATACCTGTAGGGAATTGTTGTTGGTCAAGGTTTGTATAAACCTTAGACGTGCGATCAAAAGACTCTCGATTCATTCCCAGCTTGCTTAAGCGAAGCTCAAACAACTCCTGGTTCTTTACAGCGGTTGCTAATCCAAGCCTGGCTTGAGTCAGTTCTTTAACTTGAGCTATCTCCTGCGAATATACCTGCCCGGTTATATCTGAAACTTCCTTTATAACCCTAAGCCTGTCTTCTTCTTGCTCCCTGGCTACTTTTGTTGCTTGAGCCGCTTTTACCAAAATCAGCTCTGCTTGCGTTGCTCCTACTTCATAAGCAGCAATTTGCAAACTATCAAACTCTCTCGTTATTCCAAGCATTAATTTTCTCAGCTTTTCTATTGCAGCCGGTCGCTTATCAACAGGAGTACGCCCTTTTTTTGTTTTTTCACCCCCTTCATCAAGAGTTATACCCGGAAGGCCGCTGCCTTCTGTTGGGCGCTGGATGTCAGCCAGCTCGCCAGCGGCTTCGGCTTCGGATAGACGGCTTTTGGCAAGGTTAAACGCATTCTTGAGCCTGTTGTATCTATTTTTTTCTCGCCTGCTTAAGCTTTCTGGATCCCTAAATCTAAGCCCGGAATCCGTAAATCCTTTTTCTGCTAATTCAAATTCTCGCTTGGCTTTGTTTATAGCGCCCTGTGTCCCAATACCTAAAAAGTTGCTCAATGCGGTACTTGCACTTGAAATAGCTTTAACAATCTCTGTAAAAACTTTTAGGAACGCAGTGCCGATAGGAGCGAGTAAAGTGCCAACACTTTCACTTAGCTCGGACAAGGCTACCTTCAACCTGTCGCCAGCACTTTCAGGGCCAGAGGCAATGATTTTTGCATTCTCTCCGTAACGCTTAAACAAAGCCTCGCTGAACGTCTGGAAGTCCTGAAGGCTGACTTGCCCTTTTTCAAGGGCCTTGTCCAACTCTTGGGGTGTTTTACCAATCGACTGGGCAAAGATACTAAAAGCACCTGGCAGACGCTCCCCGATCTGTTGACGCAGTTCTTCAGCTGACACTTTGCCTTTGCTGAAGACTTGAGCAGTTGCTGTAAGGGCAGAATCAACGTCTTGTAGCGATCCGCCAGTCGCCCTTACTGCAGCAACAATGCCATTAAATGCAGTTTTTGTGTCATTAATATTTCCACCTGCCCCCTGAACAGAAGCCTGCAGTTTCGTGAACTGCCTGGTAAGCACCTCTTGAGGTATTGCATAATCTTTCGTCGCTCCCCTGATTGCCTGTATAGCATTCGCGTACTCTTCATTGCTTGTGGTAACACCCTGAAGGGCGACCCGAAGTTTCTTAAGCTCTGCGGCATATTCAGCAGTTGCGCCCAGCGCCTGCCTTAATTGACCAACCTGAGCGCCAATAGCACCACCAACAATTGCGCCTGCAGGGCCGCCAAACGCACCCAACGCAGCGCCAATTGCACCCTCAGGGCCTCCAAAAACACCAGCACCAGCGATAGCGCCCACGCTCTGCGCCGCACTTCTCAACCTGCCAGTTCCGGGCTTACGCCCTTCAGCCTTGGCGAGTTTCTTGTCTAATTTTTCTAGCTCAATCCCTGCTTGCTTAAATTCATCACTTGTAATGTCAACAGAACGCCGAAGCGCCTCAAAAGCTCTTTTTTGGGCCTCAAGAGCATTTATAGAGTTGCCTGTTTTTTGAGAAAACTTTACGATTTCAGCGGTATATCCCTTCAGTACGTTTTGCGAATTAACGGCTTCAGTGCCAATCTTCCTAAGAGAAGCCTTAAGTTGGTTGAGGCCCTTTAAGCCGTCGATCTTCGCCTTGATCTGCAGTACGGTCGGATTTTGTGCCATTACTTATCTGACTTGTTCAATTTTACGAGCGCCGCTGCCTCCATTACTTGAAGCCCCTCCAGCATCTCGCGATGATTATCAACATCATAAACGGACATCAGGCCCCCCGCACCAAGTAAAACTTCGTACTTTAATCCAACGTATCCGCCCATCGTGGTATTCCATTGGGTCTGCATTCGCAAAAACATAACAACTATTTCCCAGTTATCATCCCAAACCTCAAAATCAATCTTCTTGTGCTCCTTCTTTCTTGGCACTTTTACGCCAAAAGCAGCTAGATCTTTCTCGCTGCTGTCTTCTATCTTTTTACCGCCATTAAGCCAATGCTCAACAGCGTCTTTTAGTTTCCCTCTTTTGCTCCAGCCAGTGCGTCAAGATAGGCATTTGTCATACCACGCACCCAGCATGCATCGTCAGACAATTCTTTCAAGGTTTTTTGCGAGAACGCAATTGGCTTCCCAGATTCGTCCTCAATGCCTTCCCACCCACAAACTATCTGAGACAAAACTTCATAGTCACCGTTATCTTGCTTTAGCTCAGAGGCTGCAACCCTTTTAAAGATCACATCAAAAGTTGAAACTTCATAGACACCTCCATCGGCAGGCTCTTCGACCTTTACGGGCCATTTAAAAGTTTTGACCTTTTTGCGAACGAAAGCCATTAGAGAAAATTGACTAGCAATATCTTACCTCAATAAAAAAGACCGTGCTCTCCAACACGGCCTTGGCTTTCTCATGCACGATTCAAGTATACACCAAGCTGATCTCATCATTACCAGCAGTGGAAGGAATCGCAGTATAAGGAATTTGCAGCATGGCAATTCCGTCCTGATCGCCATAGCTCACATCGCCAATGTCAATCCGGGTACTAGCGAAATCAACGATATTGCCAGCCGTGGTCCCGTGCTGGAAGGTTAGATTGCCAAGCGTGTTGTCGGTCAAAGCAGCAGTGAAATAATCCTTGGTGGCAATTGAAACCATTTCAATGCTAACCTCGCCCGTAACAGCGCGATCAGTAATCAAAACCTCTTTAGTACAACCAATCAGCTCTC